GTACAAGAAATTGCTCAAGAAATAATGACAGTTAAAGACGTAGAAAAAAGCACGTCTGAAACGTCTCTTAGTATAGCTAAGCGTTTATATAACAAGATGTTTGGTACACCGTCACCTAAGTCATCAAAAGAAGATGAAGATGGTGAAACCACAAAAAATGCTAGTACGTCTGATGGTGAAGGGAATTCTTCTGATGCTCCTGATGCTCCTGATGCTCCTGATGCTCCTAATACTACTCCTAATGATGTTACTGAAACTAAAGATAATAAAGATAACAATGACGATAGCGAAGGAGAAAACGAAGGAGAGAACGAAGAAGACGTAAAAGGCAGCAAAGACAACGTTGACTACATGGAAGGTTCCGATGGTGAAGACGAAGTAGACGACGAAGTAGATGACGAAGTAGACGTAAGAAAAATAGAGAAGATGCTTAAATCCTCTATGGAAGAGTTACCCATATTAAGTAAAGACTGTAAGTTAAAGACTGACTTTAGTGACAAAGTACGTACAGCCGCTCATAAAAAAGTAGAGATAGACGACATAATAAAGGCGCTGGATTCTAAGGTAGAAAATTTTGGTACGAAAGTTCTTTCTGAACACGAAGACAAACAACTATTTGAATATGCAAGCTCTGGCACTCATGCAGGTGTTGGGCTTGCGTATGTAAAAACTAGCCCTATTAGTATTAAGACGTCCAGTATGAGGCGCTACGAAACCAATAAAACATTCTATGACGGACAAATCAAGGCTCTAACACGCATGTTAGAGCAAGACTTACGTGCAGCTAAAGACACCGAAGGGTATGCATCATCAAGCGGTTCTGTGGTAGCGAGTAAGGCGTGGCGGACACAGGCCAAGAGTAATCCACGTATATTTAAGAAGTTTTCATACGACGAAGTAGGCGATTACGTAATAGACATTCTCTTAGACGCTTCTGGTTCGCAGGGTTCAAGAGAAATAAACATAGGCATACAAGCCTATATACTAGCTGAAACATTTAGTAACGTTGGTATACCTTGTCAAATAACAATGTTTGATAGAAACGGCGAGTTTACGGTATTAGAACAATTAAGAGATTACGATGACCCAAGAGAGAAAAACATAGAGTGTTTCAAGTATCATGCTAGATGCGACAATAGAGATGGTCACGCTATAAAAGCGATAGAATGGTGCATCAAGCGCAGACCGGAATTAAACAAAATAATAATCGTATTATCAGACGGATTACCTGTTGATGGGGCCGCAGGAGCGTATCCGTTAGCCGTAAAAATGGGAGCTATGAGTGACTACCTTATGGACTGCATAGACCGTAAGTGGGGGATATCTGCAATAGACGATGTAGCTATAATAGTACGTAAAATACGTGCCTCTGGTATTAAAGTCTTGGGTGTGTACACAGGCGATCCATCATACGACGAAGGCCTAAAGGCTGAACGAAAAATGTATGGCAATGACTTTGCATTTATACCAGAAATAAATGACTTTGCTAAAGTTATCGGAAGGTACCTGCATAGAATAATAACTGAGGTCTAGAAATATCGGGAAAATATCGGGGGTTGACAAAGTGTTCGACCTCCGATATTATAAATGGAAACACTATCCATGATTAAGAGTAAGTAAAAAGGAGGTACTAAACGTGACTAAGAGACGTAAAAGTGTTATCGACGAAGAAAAAGTACGTCAACAACTAATAACCGGTATTCCGAATAAAGCGGTATACGACGAAAAACTGCCTACCAACGTAAGGCTTGAGCGTAACTTGAAAGAACGAGTATTGACTGAAGCAAAAGAACGTCGTACCACGTTGTCTGAGGTACTGAATGACGCTCTGCGTAGTTACTTTGGGCTAGACTAACTTGACATTGGGGGCTGACCTATATGAGTATAGCTATACTAAAGGCTATATGGGGTCGGCAGAAGGGGTTTGTTTTTCTCACTACAAAGCATGCTACAAAGCATGGCACAGCTTGGCGTGAACATCCATTCGAGTATCCAAAAGATATAAAAGACATAGAACGATACGTGAAAGAATGGGAGGATAAAGGACACGACCTATATTGGTGTCCTCTTGTTTTTAAGGAACCTAAACGTATTAAAGATAACGTGTTGCCTACTGCAAATATCCTATGGGCAGATTTGGACGAAGTTAATCCAAATACGTTAGGTGACTTAACGCCTTCAATAGCGTGGGCCTCTTCCGATAACCGATACCAAGCCTTATGGTTGTTAGACGACAAATATGACGTATATGAAGTAGAAGAACTAAACAGAAACTTAACTTATAGCATAGGTGCAGATAAAGGCGGATGGGACATAACACAAGTATTACGTATCCCCGGCACTAAAAACCACAAATATGACCCTCCGCAAGAGGGAAAACTTCTATGGGCTAAAAAGCGTATCTACAATTTTGAAGACTTAAAGAGGAGCTTAGGGGAAGCTGCATCGTCAATTAAATTAACTGACGTGCTGAAAGATTGGAAGATACCACCACGTATATATAATTTATTGACAGTAGACCCTTCTGAAGTTACCGTAGGTGAGCGTTCAGACAGACTGTGGGAAATAGAAACAGCCTTAGTAGAAGCTGGAGTACCCGTGCTTACTATAGTTGACGTAATAAAGACTTGCCCTTGGAACAAGTTTAAGGGCAGACGTGATGAAGTAGACCAGATATACAAAGAAGTGCTGAAAGCAGAACAACACGTAAAGTTACGTGAAAAACCCTCAGCACACACGACAGTTCTAAAAGAAACTAATTGGGCTATCCCATATGACACGTTCATAAGCAAGAAAACCGGCAAGCCTGAATGGTTAGTAAAGGACATATGGCAAGCCGGTACATATGGTATGATAGCTGGCGAACCTAAGACATATAAGTCTGTATTAGCCACTGATTTAGCCTTGTCTGTGGCCACAGGAAAGCCCTTTTTAGGCGTGTATGAAGTAATGAAACGTGGTTCTGTTCTTTTCGTTCAAGAAGAGAACAATGAACAAACGGTACAAGACCGTGTTTATAAGATAGCCAATTATAAAGGACTTGTAACATACACATCTGATGGTATACCAATAGTAGAGTCAATACCCATATATTTTAGTAATAACTTTGGAATTGACTTAACTGATGACGAAAGTCGAGAGCTATTGGAAGGCACCATAAAAGACCTCTCTCCTGTTCTTGTCGTTTTAGACCCTCTCTACATGATGCTTGGTAAAGCCGAAGAAAACTCAGCTACAGAAGTACGTGATATATTACGTTGGCTCACTTATCTACGTAATACGTATGGCTGTGCCATCATCATATGCCATCACTACAGTAAACAAAAAGATGGTAAACCTAAACGTGGTGGTACTCAGATACGTGGTACATCCGAATTCCACGCTTGGGTAGAATCGGCGTTATACATCAAAACTACCACAGAACAAAACACAGTAGAAATAGAACGGGAGTTTAGAGCATTTCCCTCTATGCCCCAGTTTACGGTAAAGATGGAACTTGGGGAACCAGGGGAATTGTATTATAGGCCTATGGTTAAAGCCGCTAAATTTTCAGCAGAGATGGAGGTGAAAAAAGAGGACGTATTAAGTTGGATAGCTTCTGCACCTAGAACCTTCGAGGAATTGAAGTCTATAACACGTTATTCACGTAGAGAACTTTTACGTGTATTAACGGAGTTAGTTGATGAAGGATACGTGATTAAAGACGAGGGAATAGGCAGGGGTAAAAAGACTACGTATGTTATGGCTAACTTAGAAGTAGATTAGTATGTACGTATTATAAAGGAGACTAACGTATGGCAGTATATAAATTCAAAACTAAGCCTGACCCGTATCAACGTGACGCACTTATACGTGCTATAAAGCTAAAACGCTTTGGAGTGTTCTTTCAACAACGTGTAGGCAAGACTAAGACAGCTATAGACTTTATAGGTGCTTTACACGTTGGCAAAGGTTTTACACGTTTTATAGTCTCATGTCCAGCAGGAGCAGAGGGGGTGTGGTCAGAACAGTTAAAAGAGCATTTAGGCTACTCTTATTCGTTTGTATCTTTACCACAGACGGATAAGGCTAGAGCTAAATTCGCAGATACTAAGCCAGACCATCTTACTATATTGTGTGTGTCACACGATACCCTGTACACCGCGTTAAAACATCTACAGAAATGGAACCCGCAAGCTGTAATCTTTGACGAAATTCACGCTATGAAAGACCCAACAACGAAACGTTCACGTGCAGCGTACAAACTAGTTAAAGACTTGGACTATGTGTTAGGTTTAACAGGTACTCCTATACCGAAGCGTCCTTTGGATGTGTTTGGGATATGGAAGGTGCTACGTCCTGAAGTATTCGGTACTAGTATTACTAAGTTTCGTGACCAGTATTGTATTATGGGTGGATTCATGGGAAAGGAGGTAATAGGGTACAAAAACACCAGTGAGTTGTCCAGAAAGATTTCTGAATATAGTATACGTGTTCTACGTAAGGATGTCATGGAAGAGCCGAAAGTAGAGTATGTAGTAGTGCCCGTAGATTTAGAGCCATCCGCTAGAGAACTATACAACGATTTGAAAAAGACTTTTATAGCAGAACTTAACGAGCATGAACGTGTGACAGCAGACGTAGCAGGTGTACGTATTATGCGATTACAGCAGTTGTGTGGAGGTTTCTTACCTGTTGATAGTAGCGACCCTGACGAGAAAAAGTTAGTCCAAGTCAGTAGTGCTAAAAAGACCCTAGCACTAAACCTTATACAAAACATCATAGAGCAGGATGAAAAGGTGGTGGTATTTTTTAGGTTTGTGGCAGAGCTTGAGCTTATGGCTAATGAGCTTGCTAAGAAAGGCATACCGGCATTAATGCTGTACGGTAAAACACCTAAAAAGTCACGTGATGCTATAATAAACTCCTTCCAAAACGATTCATACTATAAAGTAATATTGGTTCAAGAACACGTAGGTAGTATGGGTATAAGCCTAGACGCTGCACACATAAATATATACTACTCAATGACGTATAGCCTATTAGACTTTCAACAGTCACGTGATAGGGTAATGGGTAGAGGACAAACTAAAGACGTTACTAATTACTTGTTAGCTATTAGAGATTCTGTGGACTACAAGATAGTACAAACGTTAAAGAATGATGAAGACCTGTCAACGTCCATATCAGATAAATGGCGTTGGCTAATGGATTAAAGGAGGTATGTATAGTGATAACTCTAAGCCCTTGCTATAGATGTGATAATCGCTCTCCGGGATGTCACGACATTTGCGGGGTTTATAAGACTTGGAAAGAGGAACAAAGAAAAGAAAAAGAATATATACGTAAAAGAAACGAAGCGTTTCAAAGAAAGATATTAAACGATAATAAACTAGCACAACGATAAAGGGGATGGGTACTATGCCTAGAATAAGTAACCACGCACTTAGACAATATTGTATACGTACAGGAACATCGTTAATAAACAGTTTAGACGCAAAAAAAGAGTTGCAAGAGAGCTTAAAAACGGCAGAGGTACTTAGTTACGAAGAGGCATTAGAACGAGGCTTTACTATAAGACAGAATAAAAAAGACACCTTAAAAGTGTGGCATAACAACGTAATAAACACGAACATATGCGCTATCATACGTGATAACGTAGTAGTAACAATAGTTTTACCCTATAAAGAAATGTTTACTAGACCTATAAATGATAAGTGTAGAAAAGATTTAATGCACATAAATATAGCCACAAAGGGGAGAAGATTTTGAAAAATATCGTTTTGACGTATTTATGGAGACTAGAGACGAAGCTATACTATGGGGTAAACGACCTGTGGAGGTGAAAATTCTTGAGTAGTAATAACTATATACTAGAAGGGTTTCCATGTTATGAATGTCCAAACATGGGGAAAAGCGCACCGAGATGTGAATTTTTCAAAAACTGTACGAAGTACTTAACGTGGGCCAAAAAACACAACATTACCTTAACCTTACCTAGAGAGGAACCTAGAAAGGAGGAATAATCTATGCCTTGTACAGACTGTCCCTTACACGCTATGTCTCCTAATTCTGGCATTGAGGGGGCAGGTAGTGTACCAAATGACGTAATGATAATAGTAGATATGCCTACGATGTCCGAGATACAGACGTATAAAATCGGTAACGTTAATCGATGGCTAGGAAGAGAGCTATTAAACATTGGTATAGACATTAGTAAATGTTACTTCACATATGCTGTAAAATGTTATGCTGGTAAACTAACAAAAGCAGACGTGAAAAAGTGCAAACATAAGCTCTTAGAAGAGATAGATAAAGTCAAACCAAAGTACATTCTTACTCTAGGCTTAAACGCTTTATATGCACTTACCGGTAAAATGTCGCTCAAAAAGCTACGTGGGGAAGTATTAGAGCTAGATGGTGCGAAGATACTCCCTACATATCATCCGTCAAGTGTAATACGTACGCCAGAAGAGCTTACAGTATTTCGTTCTGACTTGTACTACTTCAAGCGCCTTGTGGATAACGATTGGCACCCACTGACCGACTTCAAATGGCGTGTGGTTAAGAGTAGACAAGACAGAGAAGATTTTAGAAATGCAGTGCTTTCGTCTAGTGCGTCATCGTATGATGTTGAAACTACGTCGCTCAAAGACACTGATAATGGCAAACTACTCTTGGCAGGAGTAGCTACGAGTAATGAGGTATTTATATTTCCGTGGGAACATCCCATAGTTAAACGCAAACCAGAAAACTTTCCACGTGATGACTTTAATTTTTACTTTGCAAACGCTGTATGCACTGTCGGACAGAACGCTAAATTTGATAACAGGTGGTTACGTACACGTGGCGTAGTAAACCCTCACGCTAACTTTGATACGTATTTAGCAGCGTATACACTAAATAATACCCTTCCGCATGGCTTAAAATATCTAGCGAAAGTGGAATTAGGAGCAAAGTCATACGATACAGGTATAGAGTTTACCGAAGACTTTCCGTTTATGAAACTGGCTGAATACTGCGCCCTTGACTGTTACTATACTTTGAAACTTTATCCTATCTTATATAGGAGGTTACTTAACTATGAGTAAGCTCATTACTCTATTTAACACCATTATTACGCCAGCAGAAGCCGTTTTACAGGACATTGAAGAGTATGGGGCATACGTAGACTATAACGAATTAATAAAGCTCATACTTGAGTATCAAGTTAAACGTGACGAAGCTCTAAAAGACCTAGATGATATGTTACCTGCTACTATGCGTGGTACAATTAACTGGAACTCACCCAACCAAGTAAGGGAACTATTATTTGACAAGCTAAAACTGCCAATAATATCACACACTGAAAAAGGTGTACCACAGACAGGTAAGAGTGCACTTTTGCGCTTGGTAGACCAACACCCTATTCCCGGAAAGTTATTAGAAGTACGTAAGTATAGCAAAGCGCTTAACGGGTTTCTTAATCCTTGGAAAGAGTATCTTGACTATGAAATGTCTATGGGACGTCCACCACGTTTGCATACTACGTATAACATAGCTAAGACCAACACTGGTAGACTCTCCGCAGAAGACCCTAACCTGCAACAAGTACCACGTTTAACAGGTATACGTTCTCTTATATGCGCTCCTCCCGGTTACGTCATCATAGAAGCGGACTATTCACAAATTGAACTACGTATAGCTGCGTTTATAGCCAGAGCATCCAGTATGTTAAGTATATACAATATGGGAGGTGACTTACACTTAAAGACAGCTATGGCCATGTCTGGACTAAAGGCAGAAGAGATAACTAAAGAATTACGCACACGTGCAAAAGCCGTAAACTTCGGGTATATCTACGGTATGTGGTGGAAGTCATTTAAGGCGTACGCCTTTGATAACTATGGTGTAACGTTAACAGACAAAGAAGCTGAACAATCACGTAATGATTTCTTTAAGTCTTATCCAGAGCTTACGCACTGGCATGAACGTAGTAAAAAATACGTTCATACGCATAAGTACGTTAAGTCTCCGCTTGGACGTATACGTTACTTACCAAATATAGATAGTTTCGATAAAGAGTTACGTGGAAAAGCAGAGCGTCAAGCTATAAACACACCCGTACAATCAACCGCTTCTGATATGTTACTAATAGCTCTTATACACGTGCATCGTACATTACGTGAAGAAAACTATGACGCACACCTTATTGGTGAAGTACACGACTCTATTTTAATTGAGTGTAGAAGTGACCAAGCTAAAGAAGTAGGTACACTTGTCAAACATTGCATGGAAGAAACCGTACCACTTGTACTTAGAAATGCCTTCTCTGTGGAGCTAGATGTACCCATTGTGGCTGATGTCACAATCGGCCCCGGATGGGGTCAAGGTGTCGATTTATCGGAGATTTAGAAAAATTTATTTTTTCTCTTGACAAGCCTATCGGGGGTGAGATATAATCTAAGGCGAACAAGAGAGACAACCCTGACAAAATTAACAGGAGGTGACAACATAATGCCAAAAGAACGTAGCGATATACTCAGAAGACGTCCTAAGATATTAAGGTACTTTTACTTAGCTGTGGATAATAATGACTCTTTCCACGTTGGTACGTCTTATGGTGGACTAGCTATAACAGTTAAGAAATACGGTGTAAGAGACTTGTACTTAGCTGACGTAGTTACTGGCAAGGTAGACAAAATTAAAGAACCAGTAGAAGCGTTTATGGAACGATGGAGCAGAGAATACAATAACGTAGAATGGGACTATTTCTTAGATTCTGCTACTACTGCTCCTCCAAGGAAAACGCTACGAAAGGGGGATAAAAAATGACTGGTTCTAGCACTAAAGTAAGCTGTTGGAGAAGATGCCAAAAGAGGGCATTTTATCAATACGCTTTAGAGATTGAACGTGTCGTGCCGTCTATAGCACCTAGCAAAGGCCGAATAATCCATGAATGTCTTGAGTATCACTACTCCGGTAAAGATTGGACTGAACCTATAAAAAACTTAGTCATAGACTTAGAGAACGTATTTGATGAAGAACGGGAACAGTGGGCTAACCTGCCAGACGAGCTATACAGAATAATACGTGGCTACTTACTCACTCATAAAGAAGACGACTCTAGATACGATGTGTTAGCCACAGAGCTAGACTTTAACATGAAGGTAGGTTCTCACACTTTTGAGGGTAGAATAGACAAAGTAGTACGTGAAAAAAACAGTAACCGTATATGGGTTGTGGATTATAAGACTGCTTCGGATATTCCAGATGTTACTGAGCTATTCATGGACGTACAGACGTGTATGTATGCTAAGGCTGTGGCTACTGGTGCGGCAGATGTTCCAGTAAAGAAGGGCGACGTAGTAGGCATAATGTATGACCATATACGTACAAAAGCACCACGTAGACCTGCTATACTTAAAAACGGGACTGTCAGTAAAGCTGATTGTGTAACGGATTTAGCTACGTACATGGACACTGTAAGGGCTCAAGGACTCGACCCAAAAGATTATGCCGATATGTTACCTAAACTTAGCAAACACGTATTCTACCGTAGAGTCACTATTCCAGTACGTAATAGCACACTGAATATTATCATTAACGAAATAGACTCCACGCTAACCGACATGGAAACAGCCTTTGACTCTATATCTACGGTACACAAAGACGACTATGAAGAACTACTTAAATTAAGCCACTACTTTCCACGTACGTACTTGTCCAAACGGTGTAACTGGGATTGTCCGTATTACAAACTTTGTGTAGGAGAGTTATCTGGTCAGAATGTTCTGTCTATTATCGCTACTGAATACCAGAAACGTTCTAGTAGAGAGAATAACGAGGACGACAACGAATAAGCCGGGGGTAGGAACCAACCGGGCTAGCATAACCCCGGTGGGCGGGTTCGACACCCGCACCCGGCTCCAAAATTAAGGAGGTATCTACATGGCTAAGAGCACTAGAAAGCCAAAAGCAGAGGACTTTGACATAGAAATTGGTACTACTAGTAACGCTGACTTGACATTAGAAGACATAGAACTTGACCTTGACACTATAGAAGACGATGAAGAACTTATTAACGAAGAAGGGCTAGATGTAGACACAGACGTAATAGAAGACGCTGTATCAAAACCAAAAAAGACTAAGACGTCTAAAACAACTATCCCGTCTATTCTCGATGACGTAGTTACTATGTCTGAAAACGTAGAACATCCCACGTGGTTATTCTACGGTAAAAATGGAACCGGTAAAACCACACTAGGCTCTACCGTAGACGGTGCATTAATATTAGCAATAGAAGACGGTACGTTAAGTGTACGTAACACTAAATATGACGTGAGAAAACTGCGGTGTGACTCTTGGGATAAAATCGAGGCCATATATTGGGCGCTTAAAGGTGGTAAAGTAACCGATAAGGGTATTGTTATAGATACTCCCACAGGGGAGTTTACCGTAACTACTCTTGTGTTCGATACTATCACTAGGCTCATGCATACCTGTCTGCGCTCTGTGGTTTTAGGTGAAGGTGCTGCTGACGCCTCACGTGACGTAGTAAACCCCACCTTACGTGATTGGGGTACTGCTACTCAAAAGGTGTCGTACTGGCTGATGATGTTCAAAGAATTACCCATACAGAACGTATGGAATGTTCAAGAGACGTTTATTGGTGAGACTGAAGACGACGAGTTTTCAATCTATCCTGACGTAAACAAAGCCCTGCGGTCGTTCTTGCTAGCAGAGGCCGATATAATCGGACGTACTTGCATAATCAAGAAAGACAACGAAATGAAATACGCTGTACGATTTGGTGCTAATAACAGATACGTCACAAAAGACCGTACCGGCAAGCTGGGTAAGACGTGGATTAACCCACGCTTAGACAAGATGTATGAAAAAGTGTTTATGGACAAAGCGGAATAATCTGCTTTGAAATAAAAGGAGGTAAAAGCGTATGGCAAAAATTAAGGTTGATTTCTCTGGTGTAGCCGATAGTAATTTCGACGTAGTACCCGGAAAGTATAACGTCAAAGTACGGGAGATAATCCAGGACAAAGGGAAGTCCGGTTACCCGTACTTACTGTGGAAGTTAGTCATTCTCAACGGTGCAAGCAAAGGTAGTTATATTAACCATATCACTACGTTAAAACCTGAAGGATTGTTTAACCTACGTAATACTCTTATTGCTTGTGGTTTGGACGTACCTAAGTCTGCTATGTCTTTTGACCCTGCTGCTCTTAAAGGTAAAATATTCGGTATCGAAGTTGTCCAGCCTGAAGACAGCGATTATCCACGGATTAAGAAAGTGTTTCGGGTAGAAGACGAAGAGGAAGAAGAGGAATACGGATACGAATACGAAGAGGAAGAGGAAGAAGTAACCGATGGAGAAGACATCGAACTTTAGGCACAGCAAGCTAGGCTACGTCGGTAACGGGACAGGGCGTTATGCTAAGTCAAGCCAAGGAACAGAAGCTAAGCTAGTGAACAACATAATGGATGCACTACGTAGAGACTTAAAAAACGTACCGTATTTTATTTACAAAACTCACGGAGGAACTTTTCAAAAAGCAGGTATACCGGACATCTATCTTCAGACTTCTGGACGTGCCTTATGGCTTGAGATTAAACTACCAGGTGGAGACACCACAGCCCTGCAACGTAAAACACTACTAGAACTTAAAGACGCAGGAGCTTACGTAGCAACGTGTACCAGCGTAGAAGAAGCAATAGACACCCTTCACCATGCCCTCTCCTTATAAGAATACCCCATACAGAGTTATCTGTATGGGGTATTTTTATTTGGGGTTCTTTGGTTTTACGTGACTTTTTCTCCTTGGGTGCTTTTTTCTCTTTAGGAGGTTTCGGTAGATTAATTTCGGGTGGCATGTCTCTTTTACACTTAGTAGCCATTTTATGTTCCTCCCCTGTCTTCGATGATAAACGCCGAAAATCCGGCGTTTCTAAGGCGTTCTACAAGCTCTTCTGCGCCCTTCCTAAATTGGAACGAGTCTACTTGTACCTTGTACAAAGTTTTAGGCCCCTCATACGTCGATTTAGAGGCTCCTTTTTTATACATCCCTAGACTTTTAGCGATGCCCTCCGCTATAGCGTGGCATAGCCCTCTAAACATCTCCTTGTCCTGTAATACTGCTAAGTCAGTAGGATTGTCTAAGAATAAGGTACCTAAGCGTATACTACGAATACCTTTCGCTGTGGTATCACGCAATACTTGAATGTTAGAATACTTTTCACCTAAGTCAGCTATACCTTTAGGCGCTAAATAACTAACTGCATAATTGTGAATAATATGTCTTACTTTTTGCGTTAACGGAGTAGCGCTCGGATGACAGTACGTTTCAAAACCAGTATCTCTACCTGAGTTTACGTGAAACGATACGAACAAGTCAGCGCTAAGGTTAACAGCAGCACGTGTGCGTTCTGCTAAACTTACAGTAGCGTCGCAGTCACGTGTTAAAATAACCGTACATTCGTACAGTGCGTCAAGATACTCTTTAATATATTGTACGCCACGTAACGTGAAGTCTTTTTCCTTGGCCCCAAAAGCGGTTACTCCAAGGTCAACCCCACCGTGACCGGCGTCTAATACCACAAGGGGGCGTAACAGTTCTCTTACACGTGAAGCCTGAACAGTTACTATCGGTTGAATATTATCACTCATAATACGTGTTCCTCCATGTGCGTAGTTTAAGTACACGTTACCATAAGACAGCATTATAGCGTCTTGGGCTTTTAAGTATACAAATACATCTTGTAATTGTTCTACTGTACCTTCGATAACTGCTACGATAAGCGTTCCATTTGGCAACGTTCCTACTCCCACTCGCATCATTTCACGTGTAGGATACACGTCTATAACGCCACGCTGTATCTCAAGCACCTCATAGTCATCAATCAATAGCGCACTACCTGATACCACAGAAGAGGCGCCCATGATAGTATCTAAAGACGCCTCCTTGCGTATCTCGACACCTCCTGTGGAATAAAAGACTAACACTGGTAGCTTATCGGGTAAGGTAGTGTATAGCTCTCCGTTTTGAGCGACTATACCTACGGGCATACCTTTGTTGTTATACGGGTTAGCAGAAAACGCGAGAGGCACGTGTTTAGATACGTCGCCTGTTAAATCCACTCGTAAGTCTTCTGGATTTACTATAAACGTATATAGCATTTGTACGTGCCTCCCTTTTGTTTATTTACCTGCGGATTTACCGTCGATGTACGACTCTCCCAGTATAAATGCTACCACAGGGGCAATGATTTCCCAATAGGCGTCTTCTGGTATGCTTAATCCTACAACTTCGTTAAGAATGATAAGTACAACAGTGGCTATAGATAGTAAAAATTTACGGCTTTTTAGTCTCTGTAAAGCTGGCCTCATTTCTTTAATACCCCCTCTCTTTCTAGTATAGCAAGCACTTTAACTAGGTCTTCTGATACGTTGATATTGCCTTTGCCATCACCTGCTATAGAACCACGTTTAACAAGTGCCTCAACTATAGGTTTACCCCAAGCAGGTACGTCTTTAATTGTCTTATAAACTACCACGTCTTCATCCTCCAATCTATCACGTAAGTCTTTCCACGGAAAGTTTCTACCGGGACACGCTGTAGCCATTATGTCCTTGTGGCCTAATACCGGTTTTTTACCGTATTTCGGGAATAGATAATCTTTAAGTAACCACACCAATGAGGACATCTGCGCTTCTGTGGGCTTAGTTATCTCAAAGTTACCCGTTAAGACAATAGCTATGCTGTCAGGATTACCCTTTGTTCCGGCGTGAGCACCTATCTTGTCTTCGGGTCTACCACGTTCAATAGTACCGTTCTCACGTATAACAAAATGATAACCTATACCCGACCAATTTTGGTTCAGATGCCAGCCATGAATAATAGTAGCTGATACGTCAGCACTAGCTGTATGATGTATCACGTATTTGTTAGTCTCTCTGCGTACGTTCATTCCACCCTTGAATAAAAGTGGCGTGTCAACAATCTGCATCTTCTTCGCACCTCCTTTTATCTGGCCACTGGTTATGCTTAGATAGATTTTCAAACAAAGCCTTGCAACAATACACTAACGTAACCGCAACCATTTCTGTGACTACTGCTATACTTAACGTTTGAGCAATTTCGGGTTTATCAAGAAAGGCCAGTATGTAACTTAGATAAATCCAAATGATGCCGTTTATGATTAGCAACCAAACTATCTTTTTACTGAACTCTTTCATGCTGCTCTCTCCCGTAGTTACGCTCACAGACATCGAGTCTTTTGCTGATTTGTTTAACGGATTCCTCACAACGTATTAGGCGTTCTATGTACTCTTTGACATCTTCTTTTACGCCACCTAGCTCTGCTTTTACTTCTGTCATAAGCGTTAGTAACGTTTCTAGTTTAACAATTACTGTAGTAACTTGGACAGTCTCTTCTTTAAGGTCTTTTTCGTCGTTACGCTTTACGTTGCGTACGCCAAAATAAAGTGCTGCTGAAACCGATATTCCAGAAAGTAACAAAGCCACTTCAACAGTCAAACCTACCCCCTCCTCTACCACCGTGTTAGTAACTGAGCCATAATACGTGCGCTTACGTCAGGACTATTTAACCGGTTTAACGGTGGTACGTACACACCACGTTCATTTTGAAGCATTTGTATATGGTCTTGTAACTGGTCACGATACTGATAGGCTTGAGCGTTTGCTGCGTATTGAGAATTGATTAATGGGAATAAGCTCTTAGTCAACGTTAAGGCCACAGGTAAGCCAACAAAGGGCTTACCGGGGTCTTCTGGTTGACCAGTTAAACGTGCTAGTATTTGACCACCCGAAGTACGTATGGTATTAATTACACCTAGCTGTGAAAGTATATAGTCAGCTAGTTTAGACGTCTGTGGCCCCTCTTCCCATCCAGACATCAATGGGGTAGTCTCGCCGGGATAACGTGTTAAGGCTGCATCGGTTCCCATAGATTTGTTCATATATATTTCTATCGGTGTCTTAATAATCGGATGCAGCATATCTACTATGTTTTGCTCCATTAAGTCTCTGATATTAAACTGTAATCTAGCTACGTCAACAATGGGAAGGTTCCAATTTAAGTACCTTATATTACCGTTGTTGTCTATATCCCAGGGTATGGCTAGTGTCTCTTTCAGATAATCAGGTGTAGTAGGCTCTATGCCAGTTGGTCTGTCAGGGTCGTACTTCATAATGTTGTTGTAGCTTTCTTGTACCAAGTGATGGATTATCTCGAACTTACCGGGGTTTAATATTAATTGTCGTAACTGTATTGGTGTATTCTTACGCATATAAGTGTAATAAGGCGCTATACGTCTAAGAGTGTTCTTTTCTAAGGTAGTAAGGTCACGATAGTCTACGTGATATTTACGTACGTCTTGTGCAGCAGTTTTTATGTCTAAACCGTTATCAAGTCTGTCAATGAAATGCGCTAAACGTGTAAAGGTTTCAGTTGCATCACCTACGCCTTTCATAAATTCCACAGAGCGGTTATGCAAAGTCTTAGCTCTAACTAAATCTTGCATATTCTCTACAAGATTACCCTTAGTCATACCAGACCAACCAAGCCCTTGAGCATAGAACATTTCCATAATCTCATAAGCTGTATAAGTCTTTCCGTTTATAGTATACGTAGGTATGCCAAGTCCAGATAATACGTCTTTTACGTGTACCTCGAAAGGCTCCTGTGGATTAATCCAACCGATGTCAGAAGGCTTAAACGCATTACTCCATGTCTTGTCATCTGCTACAGAATCTTGGATTATCCTAATAGCTTCAGGAGATAAATTAGCGTGTTTATATGCCTTGCCTACCTCGACTACTGTGTCACCATTTACTATACGTTTACGTATAAGTGGTACACCGTTTAAGAAATAGCTATCGCCTATTCTAACCACAGAGGATTTAGCGCTGTCTAACATAACCTGCGCTGCTTTTTCATGCGCCTCTATACCTACGTTAGCAAACCAATTCATCATTGTTTCACCTACTATGTTACGTAGCAAGAACGAAGGGTTTAACGACGTTTGAAGTGTCTTTATCATGTTGGTGAATCTGTCGAAAACCTCTTTGAAATAGGCTGCTCCGGCATTGGTATGCGGTTCTTCGAGTAAGCGCATCATTTGTTGTCTAAGCTCAGGTGTTCCGTAATAATTGCTAAACGCTTCAGGAAGCTGTACCATGTCCTGTCTTTTGGTTTTGGATATTACCTCACGTATACCGGGAAATTGGTCAGGGTTCTTCAACATATACTCTATATCTGTGATAAATTCGTTCTGTATAATAGCTTTTTGAGTCTCGTACACACGTGCTGCAAAAGACGATACTATGTCATAAACCGGCTTCAGTTCACCTTTGGTACGCGCTTCTGCCTCAGCCAAACTTCTAAACTGTCTACTATGCATAGGCGTACGACTTGGGCTTTGACTAGATAGCAACCGTTCACGTTCAGTTTGTGGTAGTAGCTTTTCTTCTACTTTGAATCCAAAATTATCTTCATACAAGTGGTATACATAGTTGTCACGTTCTGTATATTTTAGCTTGCCTACACCTTCTTCACCCTTTTGGCCAAGCTCAATCATACGACGTTCTATACTGCTCATGTCAGCCTCAAACAAAGCGTTAACGTATAGTTTATTACGTGCTACCATTTCATGTACCAAAGCAAGCTCTTCTCTGCTGAGTTTAGCGGCTTCTTTTTCCCATAGAGCTTTAGCGTACTTGTCAGCCTGTTCAGCTATGCCCTCAACAGCTATAATAGTAGCCCTACGTAACTTAGGGTTATTAATAATAGGAGCAAACGCAGTTTCAGCTATCTGCTTAGCCTTCTGCGCTAATGCCGTTTCTTTACGTACGTGACTAGATACTAGCTTAGTAAACGCACCCGTACCCTCATAGCGTAACTGACCTTTAGTGGTTTTTTTACCGTCTATAGTAACTTCACGCTTATCAGCTAACACACGCTTGGTACGATGTTCTGTATTAAAGGCATACGCTAAAGCATCACCTGCGTTGTATAGCCCTCTACCTATCTTAGTGTTTTGTACAAATTTTGACGTGGCTAGAGCCGTAGTAAGTAAGTCTGCGCCTCTAACAATCGTATCAGTGACGTTAAGAAAAGGCTTGCCCATAAACTTTAAGTACGTAGCGTTAACTGTTTTGTTGTATACTACCTCTAATCCGTTAGCAAATTTTATAGCGTCCTCAATACCACGTGCAGTAGCCCGTTTCTCCATAACTGCGGCGTATTTTTCGGTTAACCACGACAAATCACGTACCTCGCCTGTGCGAGTTACCAGCTTGCCATATATCTTTTGTCCTGTGGAAAGAGCTTTTTCTGCCTCGAAAGAAAACGTGTCTTGAAATAGCTTAGCTAGACGTAGTGTTCCGTCGGGCAGGTAGTTAAAGTCTTCGCCTAAGTTCATAAGTGCCTGAGTAGCGGAACGTACCCCTTCAGGTGTGTCTGGAAACAGGTCAAGAAACATACGTGTCTTGTCCGCAGTAGACATACTCGTACGTGTTTTACCAGCAGCTTCGGTAATAGCCTCCATTAAGTCACTAAACTGACGCACGTCAAGCCCTTTTTTGTCTATCTCTTTACTAAGGCCGGGTAGATACTTACCCATGCTAGAACCTAAAGAACGGTTAGCATCGACAATATCGTTTCTAATGTTCTCTAAGTCTATCCTCATCAAAGCACGTTGTTCGTTAATAAGGTCGGGGTTAACCTCATCCCATCCACGTCTTAGTATACGTTGTTCTACGCTTTCCACAGCAGGGTCGAGTGGTGTTGAGCCACGTCCAAGAATACGAGCGGTGTCTTTTAATAGCTCTTGACTAGACTTTCCTGCGTATTCAGGTAGATATGTAGCCATGCTTCTTTTGAAAGCGCTACCACCGATACCACTCATAGTCATGCCCTTAGCAAAACCGGATTTAAGTCCAGCAGCAGTCCCACCAGTGACGTAGGTAAGAGGGTCAAGAAGTACGTCAAGTACAAACCCTCCTACACCTCTGGCGTATTTGTTGGTGACTCCTAAATCGTTTAATAAGTCACTACCATAGACTTTCTCTTGACCAGTAAAACCTCGCTTAACCCCTTCCAAAAAAGAATCCCCATACGAAAGGTTAGATAAGCCTACACGTATAGCATTACCGGGACGGTCTAAGATGTCGAGTGCTGCCATTAAAGCATTAGATAAGCCTCTTTGCTCACGTTCAGGTATCTCTTCACCTATTATGCTTAGTCGTCTCTTGTAGTTATCTATCTGTTTATACGGGTCATTATTAAGTATTAAGGAGTTGTACTTGTCACTCTCGTTGTTGCTACTAATATTATATGCCTTTCTAAAAGCCACACCCATAGACGCTAGAACAGGGTCGCTTACATATCCCACGTGTAGGCACCTCCTTCCTACTTTTTAATAAAGTGTATTAGGTTTTATACTTGTCAAAGTAACTACTAGCGGAGGGTCTAACAATCGGTACGTAAACATCAGGGACGGTATTATTTTTGTTGTTTTTGTTGTTTTT